AATGAATATAATATATCACGATTAGAATATTTGTCAAGCTTATTTCATAATGAATTGCAAACTAATAAGTGCAACACAAAGTAGAAACGAAACAGCATTCTTTATTGTGAAAATCTGCTCACCGAAGTAATACCAAGTTAGCGGTATAAACACTAGGTATCCAACCCCAAAGGTTATAAACCTAACGGACCAAAGGGATTCTAGTTCTTGATACAGTAATTTTGTAGCAAAAGCAAACAAAAATGCAAATATAGGTGCTGTCAATAGGGTTATTGGTATTACATTATCTTGCATCCATTCATTTAACAGCAGAGCGTTGGTTTGAAACCAAGCCATCGCCTGTGCGATGATATACAAAATCAGCGCTACAATGATTCTCATTCGAAACCCCTCGTGATATAAATATAGCCACAAGACACTAAAAACAAAAAAAACCCTCGGCAATTAAGCCGAGGGCCAACTAGGAGTAAAAATATGTAAATACTAAATAACAAGTTCAGTTAGTCTTCAAGCTTAATGCCTTTGATTACAGCGTCGTCCATAATCGCCAACACAGACTCTCTAAACATCTTATCTTGCAATAAACTTACCCAGTTTGATGCTTGAAATTTCTTAGATTTACCATTGTTGAGTTCAATAGTATACCATGCACCAGACTGTTTAAACTTATCGCTCCCTGATAGTTTAATGGCAGTGAACCAAGACTCTTCATCCTGAATACCGACACCCTCTCCCCACATAATTTTGAATGTGCAACTGGCTTTTAGAGATCCAAAGCGGGACTTTTGTAGGGTCGCCTTCACTTCAGACCCCACCACACGACCTGCTGCATCGTAAAGATAAGATGCTTTTGACTTTCGTCCAGTCAACCAAATGCGCAGTGAAGAAAAATACTCAATCGCTTTTCCTCCGGGTGCTGTAAAAGGCGTGGTCATGGCCTCAGCAATATTAGTGGTGATGTTGGTTTTCAATTGATTTATCAAAAGCAATGCGCACTGGTTATTCGCTAACGGAATGGTCAGTTTTGGAAATGCCTTTGAAAAGATCCTTGGCTTAACAGCCATTGTACTTTGAGGGTTGAAGTCAGACTCTAGCTCCTTCTCAGAAGAAGTTGCAGCGATAGAGTCCCAGATGAACAAGAATCTTTGTTGTGGATATGAGTCCATCAACATCTCAATAGATTCTAACACCTTCTCGACGGAGATTGCTTGGTAGTATAAAAAGTTCTTTTCTACATCGCAACCTGATAATTGCAAAAACTCTGGGTCAACAGCAGATTCTGCGTCAAAGTAGACAACAAAAATGTCTTTCTTTTGTGCATTAGCTGCGATCTGCGCTGCCATATAAGACTTACCGGTACCGGACAGTCCTGCGAGTTCAGTTATTTTTCCAAGAGGAATACCTGCTATTCCTTTAATGGAAATGATTGAGTCCAACCAACGGGATCCGGTTGGTATCCAATCAACGACAGACGATGGGTCGTTACCGTTACCAAGAGAGTGGGCGACTTCAAGACCCGCTTTCTTGTTTAATTTCTTTTTCATTTCAGTTATGTCAATTTTTCCTGCTTTCATTTGAATCACTTCTCCCATTATTTCTCCTTTTATTTAGTCTTTTGATTCTTCTTTGTGTATCTTTTTTTTCTTTCTCTGTTCCGACATACACAAGCCGAGTATTGAACAGTTTATCAAACTTATCAGTTGTTACACCCCAGTTCATTTCCTGTGTTGTTGCCATATGATGTGCATAATGCCAAGGATAATGTTTTCTACACCACTCCGGCTCCAAATGTGCCCTCCGGTGAACATATAGATACCGGAGAGCACCAGTGGCAATTCCACTGAACAGAGCAAAGGAGAATGCTATGAATGGTAAGTGTAATAACAATAGTGCTATAAGGGATAGGGTTTCTTTTAGTGAAGAACTATCATAAAACAAATTGTTTCGTGATGTTCTGTGGTGCTCGTGAAAGTGATAAGAAAAAAACTTATTCTTCTTATTCTTTCCTAGTCCGTGTAAAAGATATTTATGAATCAGCCACTCAAGCAGCTGGGCATAAAGAAACCCTATGTAAAACAAACCACAAACTAGCAAAACACCCATATAATATCCCCTTTTAAGTATATATGGGGATTTGAGGCGTTATTCCTCAGAATCTTGCGATTCTTCTGCTGCTTCTTCACTTTCTTCTTGTGAAGTGTCAACAGCCTCTGTTGGTTCTGCGGCTGAATCTACCGCTTCTTCTTCGTCGCTACAAGCGAACATTAGTGCTGAAAATAATATCATTTTGCGTCTCCTTGGTTAATGATATGCCCCTACAAAGCCGGGGACAGGCATTGGTGTTGTCACGTGTTGTTGCTAACTAGTTTGATAAAGTCAACATTACTTGATACAAAGCCTTGACAAAAATGTGCAAATGCACTGTTTCTTGACTTTGTAACGTTTAAGTGTGCAACTTGGTTATGAAAGTAGTGTGAAATTGTGGGTTCAACATTGGTTGTTCCATTCTCAAAGGCTTCATCATCAGCCGCGAGTTGTTTCCTACTTTGAGAAGTTAAGCTTTTGATTCGCTTCTCTATCTCAACCCTTAAACCTTTTTCGTTCTTTATTGTAACATTGTCTAGGACACTGTTTAGATACATGAACATAAACCAGAATATTTTAGTACCCATGCGTTTTTGATCTGCTCTTTTAGATTTTTCAATGATTTTGCAAATCTCTTCCGCTCTATTCAAAAGATTTAGATCATAAATTTCTGAAGGATCGTGATAGGTTTCACCCATCTGATAAAGCTCATCCAAATTTGCTGAGCTTAGGTCTTTATCGGGTTGGTGCAAGAGCAATGCTGCTCTGGAATATTCTTCTCTATCAGACATACGATTTATTCTACCCTCATCAAATAAAAGACTAGACAACTCTGAGCGGCTTGACGAAATTGCCCTACTCCACTCTGCAAGATAGCTTGGCGAGGCATTTCTTTTTTCCTGTGAGTTTAATGCAACTCCGGAATTTAACCTTCTAAACATATCTCTTAATTCGCCAAAGTCCTTGTCCTTGACAACTTGAATAAAAATCTTCTTATTCAAAAACTTTTCAACCTCTACTTCGTTAAGATCGGCAAAATATACATCATTGTATACCTTTCTTTTACGACTTAAGGTCTTGTACTCACCAGAAATTGAAAACTGTCCGTTTACAAAATCAGAAAGCGCTTGAGATCTATTTTGGCCATCAATTGATAACCATCTTATTTTTTTGTTATCATACAAATCTCTGAATTTAGCCTCGCATTTTGTTTTGCCATTTCTGTGACAGTGTGAAATGCAACTTTCAATATCTACTATGATGATTGGACTAAATGCCATATCTTGTATAATTGAAGAGATAAACAATCTCTTTCTATCTTCCTCCCATACAACGTTTCGTTGAAACGATTCGTGTGCATGTTGAACTTTTTTGATGCCTCCTCTGGCATCGGGGTCTATAATTAACATACTTTCTGGTGTTATATCAGAAATAGTATAGTATTGTATATAATCTTGAACTGTATTTGACATGTAAAATCTCCTTCCGCATCCGCGTTTTAATATAAATGTGTTTTAACATCATTTAGTTGCAAGCTGCCCTCCTATAAAGCCGGAGGGCGTGGCTGGAACTTTATATATCCAAAAGTTTATCTACTGCGTTATCAACCGCATTACTGTTTCCGTACTTTTGAGTCTCAGAACTTCTGTTTTCGGAGGAGGTGTCAGTTGAGAGAACATCATCCAAAATTGCTTGAACTTCTTCGGAGGTTTTACGTTCAAATATTTTTGAAATATCAGGAACGGAATCCAAAAGCGCTTGACAGTCAGAAACTTGATCATCACAAAGAGGTGATGGTCGTCGTCTCGGCTTCAGTTGAGTTTTCGGAAAAGATCCGGGTGTGCCGGGAACTGTGTAGTTTAAAACTATATCAGTTCCACTGTCTGGATCGGTGATATCTCCATAGTCTGGGTCTAAAACTAATCCTAATAGGTTTTCATATGCAGTCTTACCATAAGACCAAACACGAACTCCTAAATCTTCTTCACCGCGCACAAGAATTGGTGAAAAATATCGTTTTCTTACGAAAAGCTTCTTTGCTTCTCTTTTGAGATCATCCTCATTTTTTTCTACTCCCTCTCGCCAAAGAGCGGATGCAAAATTGCAAATTGGACAATCTTCGCCATGATTCTTTTTTGGACAAAGAATACCGGGGTTTTTACCTACGTTGTAATGAAAGTGAAATTCCTTGAAGGGATCTCCATCCGCTGTAGGGACAAT